GCGCCGAATCGGAGTTCACCGGCAACGAGGCCACGGCTTTCGGACATGAGCACGAGCCAGAAGCCATCGCGGCATACGAGGATCAGGCTGAGTGCCTGGTCATCTCTACCGGCCTGCATATTCACGCAGAACACGACTGGCTGGCCGCGTCGCCAGACGGACTTGTCGGGCATGACGGGCTGATCGAGGTGAAATGCCCGTTTCGCGCCACCTATACGACCCTGGCAGAGGTTCCGCACTACGCCGCGCAAATCCAGCTTCAACTGGCCTGCACTATGCGCGACTGGTGCGACTTCGTTATCTGGCGCGATGGCGAAATCATCGTTGAGCGTGTTGAAGCCGATCCGCTCTGGCTATTCCAGCACATGCCAGCCATTGAGGCTTTCCGCGCTGAGTATCTGGCGACCATCGCCAGCGAAGAGAAGTCGGCGCGCCACCTGATCCCGCTTATCCGCGAAGACCTCACATGGTCGGCGCTCGAAGCTGAGTATGCCGACGCCAAGGCCGAAGCGGACAAGGCCGGCGCCAGGCTGGAAGCAGCAAAGAAAGCCCTGATTGCCGAAGCTGGAGAGCAGAGCCAGAAAGGCCGGCTGGTTCAGGTAATACGCTCGGAACGCTCGGGCACCGTCGATTACGCCAAAGCCATCGAGCATTACGCGCCCGGCGCCGACCTGAGCGCATACCGCAAAAAACCAACCGTTGTTTATTCAGTTAAGGAGTGCCGCTAATGGCCCGTGGAGTCAATAAAGTCATCTTGATCGGCAATGTCGGCGGCGACCCGGAAACGCGGTTTATGCCCAATGGTAACGCCGTCACCAACATCACGCTGGCCACTACTGACAGCTGGAAGGACAAGCAGACCGGCCAGCAGCAGGAGCGCACCGAGTGGCATCGCGTCGTGCTGTTCGGCAAGGTCGCGGAGATTGCTGGCGAGTATTTGCGCAAGGGTAGTCAGTGCTACATCGAGGGGCGTCTTCAGACCAGGGAATGGGAAAAGGACGGCGTGAAGCGGTACACCACGGAGGTTGTGGTGGATATGGGGGGAACTATGCAGTTGCTCGGCGGGAAGCAGGAAGGAGGTCAGCAACAAGCAGCAAGACAGCAGCCGCAACGCCAGCAACCAAGCCAGCAGCCTGCACCGCCTGACTTCGACGATACCGAAATCCCGTTCGCCGACCCCTACCGCGGCGCCCGCTCGCTGCTGATCTGAGGATATGACCATGCAAATCAATATGACCAAGCAGGTGCCCGTGGACGTGAAGGAAATTCGCGTGCACATCAAGGTGTGCGACAGGTTCGATGGTGCGTTCGTTGACGCTCAAGGCGAGACGTTGCGCGACTACGAAGGTTACGTGCCGGACTTCTTCCCTGGCGATCACTACGGCGATTACCTGATTCTGAATATCGACCTAGAGACAGGCCAGATCCTGAACTGGAAGAAGCCAACCGCCGAAGACGTTGAAGCCTACATCGGCGGCACCTCAGAAGACTGATCCACCCCGGGCGCCCCGCGCGCCCTCCTCCCCGGACAAACACCATGCAAGACTACCGATACGACCGCGTTAACTCGCTGGCGGCGCACGAGGCTGCCCGCCAGGAAATCGCCCGCAAGATGGCAGCATTCGAGGCTGAGCACGGCCCCGTAGAAACCACGCCAATCCTGACCACTGACAAGCGCATCCCCTACCGGATCAGCTGCCCGGAGCGGAAGCAGCAGCGCCTGAGCGACGAGGCAGTGAAGGTCCGCTCACGCGCCAAGGTCAACGAAGAGCGTCAGCAAATCCATGCCCGCAACCTCGAGCGCATCGAGGCGTTGGCGAAATGCAAGCTGAACACCAAGGCCATTGCGGAGCGCACAGGCCTTTCCGTATCGACCGTGGGCAGAATTATTCGGGAGATTCGAGATGCGAAGCACGCTGCCTCGAGCCAGGCTTGAGAAAGTCAGCCGCGCAATTCTCAGGCAATTCCGGGTATCGGTCGTCAACATCGACCCGGAAGGCCGGCAAGGCCTGATGGACTGGAAGACCTGCAAGAACATAGCGCCAAGCCACAAGATCGCCGAGGCGGTCTGCGACATCTCCCACCGCTGGGTCATCTACATCGGCGCGTTCTGCGTCGATGACCACGGCAACCGCTACATGAAGTCCACCGAGATAGCGCCGGACGGCATGTACAAGTCCGGCAGCCTGTCCGAAGTGCTCGAACACTGTTACCGGGAGCTGCTGGCCGGCTGCAATCCGAACCACCTGATTGGCTCCGGCTGGATCGCGGTACCGGGCGGCAAGGGTCTGGACGAGGACCAAGCCTATCGCGTGTTCGATGCGTGCGGCGCATGGCCTCAGAGGCAGGCCGCTTGAACAGACCGACCTACTGTCGCACTTCCGGCCAGTTGATAGGCCGCTGCGACTGTTTGCGCTGCCGCCCACCGGAGGCCCCATGCAAACCACAATCTGGATCTACAAACCGACCGGCGTGAAGTACCGGAAGGACACCAACAACGGCGCGGTTCACTTGATGCAGTCGCTTAGCGCAAAGCCGCGCTACGCCACGGACGAAGAACTCCGCAACTCTGAGCTATGGAGCAAGGCATGAACGAGACACTGAAGGCAGCAGGACACATCGGCGCGGAGCTGGCGGCGGCAAAGGCCGATCTGCAGCGTGAGATGGAGCGACACCGAAAGACGTGGCGGCAGTTGGAGCAGGTGACGGGGCTGCTGCGTGAGGCATGCGAATTGATACAGGAGCAAGATGCGCGAATTGAAGTAGATATGCTGCCAGCTGGCAGAGTGCTCATGAGCCGCATTCGCGCCGCCCTATCCCAGCAGGCCGAGCCGCAGAGTTCGTGCAAGTGGACGCGCGACGAGGACACGGGCGCATACGGAACAGCCTGCGGCGCGACTTGGCACCTGATCGATGGCGGCGAGCCAGAGGAACACGGCCAATATTACTGCCACCACTGCGGAAAGCAGATCGACGACGAGGGCGCCGACCATGAGTAACCGCGTCGATTATCCAGGCCGTACCAGTTGCGGGTGCCCATATCTCAATCAGCCAGACCCTGAGCAGCACTGGAAAGACTGCCACTATCGGTTGAATGCCCAGCAGGCCGAGCCGGTAGAGCCAGCCCCGGCGCAGGATGAGCGCGATGCCCACGGCGACATGCTTTATCGCTTGAGCCGGCTATGGGATGAGGACGAATGTCCGTCATTCTCCGAGGTTGCGGCGTTCCTGAATGCCAACGCCCGCCCCGCGCAGACCGAGCAGCGGCCAACTGTCAAGGAATGCTTGACGGTTCAACCGATGGCATACGCCGTGTTCGCCGATAACGGCAACGTGATCCTTTTCTCAACTCAACGTGACCATCCCGGCCTGGCAATGCTGAAAAGCGAGGGGAAGGAAATTGTGGCGCTCGCCCCCATCGCGCAAGCCGAGCAGCGGCCTTTCACTGCGCCTGATGGGTATGTTCTTGTACCTGAAGACCAGATCATTGAATCCGACGACTACGGCATATACGGAAGCACCTTTCACTACTGCAAACTGTGCCAGTCGGAATCAGGTGCCGGGATGCTGAACAAGGGGATACCTCATAAGCCCGGCTGCGCCCTTTCCGCCATGGCTGCGAAGGAGGCCGAGCCTGAACACGTCTGCTCTGGCTGCGGTGCGAAAGTCTGGACCGGAAACTGCTTAGCGTGCATTCCGTACTAACCCCCTAACCCCACCCCATCAAACAGCCTGCCGACGAGAGTCGGCGGGGAGGATTTGCACGCCATGAACAAAGAAGAATTAGCGTCACAACTGAACGGAATTGAATACCCAGCGCACCGCAGCATCACCGCCCACACCATCGAACAAGCCAAAGCTGCCGGGCTGGTCATCGTTTACGGGGCGAGTGACGACCTAATGGAGCTTGAGGGGGCATTAAGCGACGAAGTGGGCTGCTACAACGGCGGCCATGTACTGATCGATGCAAAGGGCGTTCTCGACCGTGATCAGATTGATGATGACGACGACGAGGCAATAGCCAACTTCGTTTCCCGCAGGAAGCCAGCCCGCACAATCGAGGCGATGTGGTGCGCAGAGCCTGGCTACAGCTGGACCTACAAGACCGATATCCCTCACGCAACTTTCGAAGTTGTTGAGGATGGCGAGCCGTACTGTCGCGGCATCGTCTTCTCGGTTGCGGACCTCGCCTAACCCCACACGCAGCAGGAGATAGACATGCAGCACACAGACAAGGCCCTGTCCGACTTCAACGCCTGGTGGGACCGCCAGCCGTTCCGAGATCAGTTCGAGGACGTGAAAGAACAGATGCGCAGCGTGTGGCTGGCGTCGCGGGAGGAGTTGGTGATTGAGCTGCCGCAGCCTATGAAATCTCCACCCTACGCGAGCTATGAAGGCGGGTGGAATGACATGCGCGGCGAGGCGATCGACGCCATCGAAGCTGCCGGCGTGACGGTGAGGGGGTGAGGGATGGGCGCACGAGAGAAACCAGAGCCGATTGAAGGCCAGCAGGTCGACAAGGTTTACGAGAGGAAGTTGGCCGAACTGATCGGCACGACGCCGAAGGCCTTGGAGCGGAAGCGTCAGCGCGGAGTGTTGCCGCCTGGCGTATGGGAGAAGATCGACGGCTGTATCATGTACAGCTTGGAGAGGTACAACGAATGGGCAGAAAGTCAGTGGGGCTCCCCCAAGGCGTCGAGATCGCTGGGGGCTCCGTCCGCATCCGCTTCACATGGAAGAAAGAGCGACGTTGCGAAACGCTCCCCTATCCTCAAACGCCCAAGGGATTTGCAGCAGCAGCAGGTTTACGAGCTCAGGTAACGCAGCTGATCAAGCTCGGTATGCTTACGGACGACAAGTATGCCGAGCTCTTCCCCTCATCCCGCTACACCTTGGCACGCATCACGCCGACCTTCGGCCACTTCGCTCAGATATGGCTGGACAGTCGGCAGATCGTATTCAACACGCGCCGCAACTACCTTCGAGTCCTCAACAAGTACTGGATGCCGCACTGGGCCACCAAACGCCTGGACGAGATCCTGCCGGTGGATGTGCGCGTGCTGATGACGCGGATCGAATGGAACTCAGCGACCGATAGGAACGCCGCCGTACAGGCTGCGAAGGCAATCTTCGAAGCGGCGACCAAGGATGGCGTGATAGCTGAGAACCCAATGCGGTCTGTCGAGAAGGCCCGCGAGGCCGAACGCGACATCGATCCCTTCACGCCGGCAGAGCGTGACGCAATCCTCGCCGACCTTTACGCACACCAGACCGGAGCTCGGCTGACCTATGCGTCGTTCTTCAAGCTGGCGTTCTATACGGGCCTGCGGACTGGCGAGCAGTTGTCGCTGCGCTGGGCTGACGTTGATCTACCGGCGCGCACCATCCGCATTCGCGCCACCCTGGAAAAAGGCAAGGTCCGAGAGAACACCAAGACCAAGCGCATCCGCAAGGTACTGCTAGTCGATCAAGCCATTGAGGCGCTGAACGAAATGCGGGAGCTGACCAAGGACAATGAGTTTGTCTTTGCCCCCACCAGCGGCGGTAAAGGGCATATCACCAATGTGGTCAGTACGGCTTATCACCTGAAGCAATCAATGAAGCGGCTGGGCATTCGCCCGCGGCGGCAGTACGATACGCGACACACCTACGCGACGGTCTGCCTGTCTGCCGGCATCGCCCCGGCCTTCATCGCGCAGCAGCTTGGCAACAGCATCGAAACACTGCTGAAGCACTACGCCAAGTGGATCTCTTCTAGTGCTGATTGGGCTGAGCTGGACAAGCTCAAAAATAGCTAAACGGTACGGAATTGGTACAGAGGCGAAGCGGCAAACCTTCAAAGCCGCACGGCACTAGACGTACAGCGATTTCTTTGAACTTCGCGGTATAGTAAAAATACC